TGTTTTTTACCAACAGTATAGCTGATTTTTCCGGAAAACACCAGATTTCGTTTGTATGATCCAGTCCCCAATACTCACAAACACAATTTCTCATAAACTCCCAAACGCGAACAGACCGCCTGCCCCGAAAGGCCGACGGTCTGCTCCAAACACAAAGGATAAAGGTTTTACCCACAATGGGTTCGATTTATATTTAATGATTATTTTCCGTAGTAAGCTCTTAAGTACATTTCCTTGATCTCGCTCATCAGAGGATATCTTGGGTTAGCACCGGTGCACTGGTCATCGAATGCCTGCTCTACCATGTCATCCAGTCTGTCTAAGAAATCTTTCTCATCAATTCCGTATGCCTGGATAGAGGACTTAACACCAACCTGCTTCTTCAGATCTTCGATCTTCTCCATCAGCTTCTTAACTGCCTCAGCATCATCCTTCGCCTGGATGCCTACGAAACGAGCGCACTCTGCGTATCTTGCCTGGGTATGTGGATACTGATACTGGGAGAAGGTTCCCATCTTGCGTGGGTTCTCAGCAGCGTTAAACTCAATTACCAGGTTTAATAACAGTGCATTTGCAAGTCCATGTGGCAGGTGATGGAATGCACCTAATTTATGTGCCATAGAGTGGCAAACACCTAAGAATGCATTTGCAAATGCCATACCAGCCATGCAGGAAGCGTCTGCCATCTTCTGACGTGCTTCTACATTTCCAGGCTCATTGTAAGCAGTTGGAAGATATTCAAATACATTCTTCATAGCCTTTAATGCAAGACCGTCTGTATAGTCTGTAGCCATAACAGAAGCATATGCTTCCAGAGCGTGTACCAGAACGTCCAGACCGGATGCGCTGGTCAGTCCCTTAGGCTGGCTCATCATATTGTCAGTATCTACAATTGCCATCTTAGGCAGCAGCTGGTAGTCAGCTAACGGATACTTAACACCGGTGTTCTGATCAGTGATAACTGCGAATGGTGTAACCTCAGAACCAGTACCGGAAGAGGTAGGAACTGCTACAAAGTATGCCTTCTCGCCCATGGTTGGGAAGGTATATACACGCTTACGGATATCAATGAAACGCATTGCCATATCCATGAAGTCTGCTTCTGGATGCTCATAGAGAACCCACATGATCTTGCCGGCATCCATTGCGGAACCGCCGCCCATTGCGATGATCACATCCGGCTCAAATTCTCTCATCAGCTTTGCGCCAGCCTGTGCATTTGCCAGGGTTGGGTCTGGCTGTACATCAGAGAATACAGTGTAAGTAATTCCCATTTCATTTAAACGGTCAGTGATAACATGTGTATATCCATTCTTGTACAGGAAAGAGTCTGTTACGATGAAGGCTCTCTTCTTGCCCATAACGTCCTTTAATTCCTTCAGTGCTACAGGCAGACAGCCCTTCTTAAAGTAAACCTTCTCAGGTGCTCTGAACCACAGCATGTTCTCTCTCCTCTCAGCAACAGTCTTGATATTTAACAGGTGCTTTACACCAACGTTCTCAGATACGGAGTTTCCGCCCCAGGAACCGCAGCCTAATGTCAGGGATGGTGTCAGCTTGAAGTTGTATAAGTCACCGATACCGCCGTGGGAAGAAGGTGTATTGATCAGGATACGGCAGGTCTTCATGCGCTCTGCATGCTTCATGATCTTCTCAGTTTCATTTACATTGATGTACAGAGAAGAAGTATGGCCGTAACCGCCGTCAGCTACCAGACGCTCTGCCTTATCCAGTGCCTCGTCAAAGGTCTTTGCCTTGTACATTGCAAGTACTGGGGACAGTTTCTCATGTGCGAACTCTTCGCTGATATCTACGGACTCAACTTCGCCGATAAGGATCTTGGTATCTACAGGAACTTCTACACCAGCCAGCTTTGCAATGGTGTATGCAGACTGTCCAACGATCTTTGCATTTAAGGCACCGTTGATCAGGATGGTCTTTCTTACCTTTTCGATCTCACCTGGTTTTAAGAAATAGCAACCTCTGTATTCAAATTCTTTCTTGGCAGCTTCATATACAGGCTCCAGAATGGTTACAGACTGTTCAGAAGCACAGATCATACCATTATCAAAGGTCTTAGAATGGATAATGGAGTTAACTGCCATACGTACATCTGCAGTGTCATCAATGATAACCGGTGTATTTCCGGCACCTACGCCAAGTGCAGGTTTTCCGGAAGAATAAGCTGCTTTAACCATTCCAGGACCACCGGTTGCCAGGATAATGTCTGCATCTCTCATAACTTCGTTTGTTAAGTCAAGAGATGGAACATCGATCCAGCCGATGATGCCTTCTGGTGCTCCAGCTGCAACTGCTGCATCCAGAACTACCTTTGCTGCTGCAATGGTGCTCTTTTTAGCTCTTGGATGTGGGGAAATGATGATCGCATTTCTGGTCTTTAAGGAGATCAATGTCTTAAAAATCGCAGTTGATGTTGGATTGGTAGTTGGGATAACTGCTGCAACCAGACCGATCGGCTCTGCGATCTTCTTAATTCCATATTCCTTATCTTCTTCGATCACACCAACTGTTTTAGTGTTCTTGTATGCATTGTAAATGTACTCTGCTGCGTAGTTGTTTTTGATGACCTTATCTTCTACGATACCCATTCCGGTCTCTTCTACTGCCATTTTTGCCAGCGGGATACGCATCTTGTTTGCTGCGCTTGCTGCTGCGAAGAAGATCTTATCAACCTGCTCCTGTGTGTAGGTTGCAAATACTTTCTGAGCTTCACGCATTGCTGCCATTTTTGCATTTAAGCCTTCTACGCTGTCAATGATCTCCGGAACAACCTGTTCTGCTTTCTTTGCCATTTCCATTTCCTCCATAATTCCCTTTGTGTTTGTGTTACTTTGTAATGCCTTGTGTTTGTTATCGTTTTAATGTGTTTGTTTTCATGTTATGTTGTGTCGATTGCTTTATTTCTTTCGTTAATTAATTATCAATCTCACATTAGGCATTATATCGTATTGTTAAAAAAATGTCAACTATGTTTTTTAATAAAAACAAGGAAGTTCCTTCCTCATTTTTACGAGATCATCCATAAATGAATAGGAACTTGCTTGTATCAGGTGGGTGAAAACCCGCCTGATAAGCTGCAGAGCAGCTTTTTTATTATGAGCAGGTAGCGAAAGCGGATTGCGAATATCCTTTGATACAATACTTACAGAACCTGCCACTGGCAGCTTCTTCCAGATGCATGGCAACAAAAAAACGCCTGGAACAAGGGATTGCATAATGCATTTCCTGTTTTTGTCCAGACGTTTCTCTGTTTTAACCTTCTTTTATCCGGTTATTTATTGTTTTTATTTTAACACAATCTGCATTTCTGTCCTGTTTTATCACAGATAACAGAACATTTTCCTACAGATATTTCTTCAGATCTTCTACTCTGTCTAACTTCTCCCACGGAAGATCTACATCATGACGGCCAAAATGACCATAAGCAGCGGTCTGCTTGTAGATCGGGCGGCGCAGATCAAGCATCTTGATGATGCCAGCTGGACGCAGGTCAAAGTTTTCACGGATGATCTCAACTAACTTCTCGTTGCTTACCTTTCCCGTTCCGAAGGTATCTACCATGATGGAAGTTGGATGAGCAACACCGATGGCATAAGACAGCTGGATCTCGCACTTGTCAGCAAGTCCTGCTGCTACGATATTCTTTGCAACGTAACGTGCTGCGTATGCTGCGGAACGGTCTACCTTGGTGCAGTCCTTTCCGGAGAATGCGCCGCCGCCGTGACGAGCGTAACCACCGTAGGTGTCTACGATGATCTTACGGCCGGTCAGACCACTGTCTCCGTGAGGTCCGCCAATAACGAAACGGCCGGTTGGGTTGATAAAGAACTTGGTATTCTCGTCTACCATATCAGCCGGGATGATCTCGTCAAATACATACTTCTTAATATCCTCATGGATCTGCTCCTGGGATACATTCTCATCATGCTGAGTAGAAAGAACAACTGCAT